CTAAACAAGCACTTATAAACTTTAAAAATCTGTTAGTTGAAAATATAACAAACAGGTTTAAAGCCATACTTGATACAGTTGGGTTTTTAGGAAGCGCAATTAAAAGCGTATTTAAAGGCGATTTTGATGAAGCTTTGGAAAGTGCGAAAAAAGCTGGCAGTAGTTTTGTAGATAGCTTTACTGGTGTTGAAAATAGTATAGATAAAGCAACTAATGCTGTTAAGGAGTTTGGCAAAGAAATAGCTGCAGACGCAAACGCAGCAGCAAAGATAGCAGACCAAAGGGCACAAGCTGAAAAACTAGCAAGAAATTTAGTAGTAGAAAGAGCTGAAGCTGAAAGGAAAATAGCAGAGTTAAGAGAAAAGGCGGTTAATAAGGATAAGTTTACTGCTGCTGAACGTATTAAATTTTTAGAAGAAGCTGGCAAAGTAAGTGATGAGTTAGCAGCTAAAGAAATAGCAGTAAGTGAATTAAGGCTACAAGCTAAACGAACAGAAAACGCTTTAACTAAAAGCAATAAAGAAGATTTAGACGAACAGTCGCGATTAGAAGCTGAAGTAATACAAAAAGAAACACAAAGACTTAACCTACAAAAAAGATTAAGTACAGAGTTACTAACTTCAAGACGTGAAGAAGCTGCAGCACAAAAAGCTATTATAGATGCAGAAAATAAAAGGAACGAAGAAGCAGCTACAAAAGAACAAGCTAGACTAGATGCTATTGATAAAATAAGAAACGATTTTACAGACAAACAGAAACAAAAGGAAGCAGACGAAGAACTAGAAAAAATAACACTAGAAGAAGAAAAGAAACTTGCAGAACTAGATAAGCTAAATGCAAGTGAAGAACAAAAACTAGAAGTACTTAAATACTATGCAGCGTTAAGAACTGATGTAGAACAAAAAGAAAACGATAAAAAAGCAGAACTAGACAAACTTAGACAACAGCAAACACTAGGAGATGCAGCTAATACATTTGGGCAAATATCACAATTAGCAGGCAAAGATAGTAAGATAGGAAAAGCATTAGCAGTAGCTAGTGCTACAATTAGTGGTGTACAGGGTGTACAAAACGCTTATTCTACTGCTCAAAAATCTCCTATAACAACTTTCTTCCCTGCATATCCTGTAGTACAGGCTGCTTTAGCAGGTGCAGTAGCAGCTAAAAATATTGCTGCAATTAAAAGTGTAGATAGTAGTGGTAAGGGTGGTGCAAGTGTACCAACAACAACAGGTGGTGCAGCTTCTCAACCCCCTAGCTTTAATGTAGTAGGTGCAACTGAAACAAGCCAATTAGCTGAAGCAGTAGGCGGTCAATCACAGCAACCTGTACAAGCGTATGTAGTAGCAAATGATGTTACAACTGCACAAAGTTTAGAAAACAATATTGTAGAGGGTGCAACACTATAAATACAAAAATTAATAAAAAACATTATATAATAATATGCGTATAGTAGAATTAATTTTAGACGAAGAACAAGAAATAGGTATAGAAGCTATTAGCGTAGTTGAAAACCCTGCAATAGAAGAAGATTTTATAGCTTTAAAATCACAAGAATTTAAACTTGCAGAAGTAGACAAAGAAAAACGTATTCTAATGGGTGCGTTATTAATACCTAACAAGCCTATATACAGACGTAATGGCGAAGATGAGTATTATATATATTTTTCTAAAGATACTGTCTTAAAAGCATCTCAAATGTACCTGATGCAAGGCAAACAAAACAATTCAACCTTAGAACACCAATACGAAATAAACGGACTTAGTTTAGTTGAAAGTTGGATAGTAGAAGATAAGGTACACGATAAAAGCGTAAAGTACGGAATGGACTTACCTTTGGGAACGTGGGTAGGAAGTGTAAAGGTTAATAATGACCAAATATGGAATGAGTTTGTTAAGACAGGTAAAGTAAAAGGGTTTAGTATAGAGGGTTATTTTGCTGATAAAATGGAACGACCAAAAGACAAAGCAATAAAAGACGAACTAGCAAAGATTGAAGAAGAAGAAGCAGAGTATTTATTAAGCGAGATACGAGCTATTATAAAAAGTGATAAGCGTGTAAAGGGCGGTAAGAAAATGATACTAGAAAGCTATACCGATTATCCTGATGCGGTCAAGAACAATGCTAAAAGAGGTTTAGAACTTAACGAAAAGGTAAACAACAAATGTGCTACACAAGTTGGTAAAGTAAGGGCGCAACAATTAGCACAAGGTAAACCTGTTAGCGTAGAAACTATTAAACGTATGTATTCATATTTGTCTAGAGCAGAAGAGTATTACGATGAAAGTGATACTAAGGCTTGTGGTACTATATCTTATTTATTATGGGGTGGTAAAGCAGGCTTAAGATGGGCTAATAGTAAATTAAAAGAATTAGATGCGTAAAGTAGCGGTTAAAATAGAACGCAAAAAAGTAAGACGTAAAGGCATACACGCTAAAAGTAAAACTAGTCAATTAAAGTCAAGTAAGAACTATAAGAAACTAAATAGAGGACAAGGCAAATGAGAAGATTTAAAAAGTTTTTTGCACCTAGTAGAACAAGCCCAAAGGGTGGACGTAGAGCCTGTTTATGCAAAGACAATACTTATTCAATAAAGTGTTGTGATGGTAGTTTAAGAGCGCAGGGTATAGGTACAATAACAAAACAATTTAATTATCTATTACAAGAAAACACTAACTATATACTTCAAGAAAATAACAGTAAAATAATATTGTAATGTCAGATAAAAAAATAACTCAATTAAATAGTGCGACTGCTTTAGAGGGTACTGAAATTTTAGTAGCTGTACAAAATGGAGAAACAAAACAAACAACAGTAAACAAAATAAAAAATACTTTAGTGCCTTATAATTTAACTGTTGAAGCAGGGCAAACAGTAAACTTAAGTTCTTCAATATTTGAACAAGCTATGTTAATTAAATTATCGTGGAGTGGTGCGAGTGGTAATATGACTTTAAACTTACCTAGTGCATCGGATAACACAAACAGGGCAATAAGGTTTATTTCAAATGGTGGGTTTGTAACTAACACAAGAGTTTATATAACACCAATCGGTGGCGATACTTTAGATGGCTCAACAAATTACTATGAGATTAACAAAACCTATGAGGGTATAAAGATTTGGAGTAGTGGAAGCGAGTGGTTTATAATTCAGAAAAAAGCATAAGAAAATACAAAATTAATTTTTAACCATTATATATTAATATGAATACAAACGATATGATTAGTAAAATCAAAGACGTTCTAAACTTATCTGAAGAAGTTAAGTTAGAGCAACAAGCGTTAGAAAACGGGACTGTTTTAGAAGCAGAAGCGTTTGAAGCAGGTAACGAAATTTTTATTGTTACTGAAGATGAAAAAGTAGCCGTACCTGTTGGAGAATACCAACTAGAGGACGGACGTATTTTAGTAGTAGCCGAAGAGGGTTTAATTTCTGAAATCAAAACTGAAGAAGCTGAAGAAGAAACTGAAGAAGTAGAGGTTGAGGCTAAAGAAGAAGAAAAAGAAGAAATGGGCTATGCTACTAAAGAAGAACTTGCAGAGGTTAAATCAATGATTGAAGAAATCAAAGCAATGTTAGAGCCTAAAGAGGACTTAAGCGCAGACGAACTAGGAAACCTTATTACTGAAGAACTTTGCAAACACGAAAAAGTGGAACTAAGCGAAGTACCTGAAGAAGTACAAGCTGAACTTAACGAGCCTGCTGCAGAGCCAATTAAGGCAAACCCTGAAACAAAACAAAATTTATCTAAATTCAATATCGCACCTAACAGACGATTAAGCACACTAGATAGAGTATTTTCAAAACTAAATAAATAAACAACTAAAAACTAAAATAAAATGAGTTTATCAATTACTACAACTTATGCAGGCGAATTTAGTGGCAAGTATATTGCTGCTGCTTTACTATCTGCTGACACTTTAGACAAAGGGCTTATCACTATTATGCCTAATGTTAAATTTAAATCTGTATTACAAAAAGCATCTACTGATGATATCGTAAAAGATGCTTCTTGTGATTTTCAAACAGGACAAGGTACTTTAACACTAACAGAAAAAGTACTACAACCTGAAGAATTTCAAGTAAACCTAGACCTTTGCAAAAAAGATTTGCATAGTTCTTGGCAAGCTGCTGAAATGGGCTTTGGATTGAATGACAACCTACCTGCTTCATTTTCTGATTTTGTACTAGCACACGTTGCTGCAAAAGTAGCTGATAGAACAGAGAAAAACATTTGGAGTGGTTCAACTGCAACTTCAGGTCAATTTGACGGGTTTGCTACTTTGTTAGCTGCCGATACTGATTTACCTGCAGGACAAGATATCGTAGGAACTGCAGTAACACCTGCAAACGTAGTTGCTGAGTTAGGCGATGTTGTAGATGCTATCCCTACTGCCGTTTATGGTAGTGAAGATTTGATTATCTATGCTGCTTCAAACGTTATTCGTGCTTATACTCGTGCTTTAGGTGGGTTTGGTGCTTCAGGAGTTGGTGCAAACGGATATGAAAACAAAGGTAATAACCAAGTTTTAGGAAACTTATTCTTTGATGGTATCCCTGTAGTACCTGCACGTGGTGCTGCTGATGATATGATTATCGCTGCTGAAAAATCTAACTTGTTCTTTGGAACTTCTTTACTTTCTGATTTAAATAATATATCTGTTTTAGATATGCAAGAAATTGATGGAAGCCAAAACGTAAGAGTTGTAATGCGATTTACTGCAGGTGTACAATACGCTCAGGTATCTGATATCGTTTACAGAACTGTATAATAATTAATTAATCAACGTAGAAAGGGGTGGGGAAATTTGCCCTACCCTTTTTTATTTAAAAACACTTTAAAAATATGGCTTGTTCATTAACAACAGGAAGAAAAGTACCTTGCAAAAGTGCAGTAGGTGGTATTAAAACTATTTACTTTGCTGATTTTGGTACTTTAGGCGATGCAACCATCGCTGCAGGTGAAATTACTGCTTTTAGTGGTACACCTGATTGGTTTCAGTTTGATGTTAAAGGTAATTCATCACTAGAAACTGCTATAAATTCTTCACGTGAAAATGGTACTACTTTTTATGAAAGTACACTAAATTTAACTTTGACTTTTCAAGACAAAGCAACACAAGAAGAATTAAAACTAATTGCACACGCAAGACCACACATTGCTATTGAGGACTACAACGGAAACTATTTCGTAATGGGTCTAGAACACGGGGCAGATGTAAACGGTGGAACTATCGTTACAGGTGCAGCTATGGGAGACTTGACAGGGTATACAATAACAGCGGTTGCACAAGAAACTGCACCACCTTATTTTGTAACACCTGCGGTTATTACTGCTGATGCTTCTGCAACACAAATTGACCCAACTGCATAATTATAATTAGGGTTTTAAATTTAGGGTTATCTTAACGGATAGCCCTTTTTTTATACTCATACAATACAAAATAAATTAGTTTTGTTTATATATTAATATGAAGCTAATAACTACAAGTGGTAATAAAACCTTTAAGATAATACCAAGACAATATATTGAGGGTGCAATTACTGTTAATTTAACAAGTGAAAGCACAGGCGCAAATGTAAGTGTAACACCAACAGCAACTACTGATAAAAACTATATGAGTTTTGATGCGGTTTTTGGTACATTAACAGAGGGCGATTTTTACATATTAGAAGTTAAAAACGGAACTAGTGTAATATACAAAGACAAAGTATTTTGCACCGACCAAACAATAAACCAAACTAACAACGATTACTACTCTATAAATAAAGATGAGTATGTACAAGAGGATA